TGACCGGCGTGTAAGCCGTATGAGACGCAGCCACCGTTCCGTTTACGCCTCGCACGCACCCAGTCAGAACGGTGTTATTCGTGACCCCGGTGTACGTAATCTGCTCAGAGTCAATAAAGATAGTCCCAGCACTGGGATATGAAGAGGCGTTCAGCAAAGTAATGCTGGTATCTGAAGCTGTGATATCCGCCGTCGTGTAAGACACTTGGATACTATTCGCCAGCAACGGGTAGTCACGGATTAATTGCGGTGAAAACGCGCTTCGACCCAAACTGCCGTATGACCAGACGTTTTCGAGGTAGTTGAATATTACTACCGTGTCGTTGCGGGTACTTCCGGTGCTTGGGTAAAACCACCAGACTTCGCTGAACGCTTCGTTGTTACCGCAAGTGACTTGCGCGATTTGATCTTTATTTAGCGTACTAAATATATGCTGTCGGATCGTGCAAGGCAGTGTGTTTACGCGACCGTCGTATACGAAGAACTTATCCAGTCCCATCCAATACACGGCGTTGTTGACGTTAATGACCGAGTTCTGCGATGCGATAGAAATGTCTTGATCAAGCAGCGTAAAGCCGAAGACAAACGGAGGCCCGAGGTACTGCATGGAGTACACAGCCGTGTCTGTCCAAACGACAATTTCTTGACGCGCTGTCGTAGCCGCTACGATCTTAGAGCCATTAGCCAGACGTTGTTCACCTGACTGGTTCGTAACTTCAGGCACCCACTCGTACGGGTTATCGGCATCTGACCAACGAACAACGAGCGGATCAAATGCGGTATCAAAGTTAGTCGGATCGTACGGGTTAGCCCCCATACATACGGTGAAATCGTCAACCGGGGAGTCGAGGATCAACGCCGTTTCGTTCGGTACGTGTCGGCCCGAATAACTAAAAGACAGCAAAGACGCTGTAGCAGAAGCCGTTGTAGCCGTAGAAAGTGTTACCGAAGTACTGCCGTCCCACGTAGCCAGAACATAAGTGCCAGACGGAATGCCACTACCCGAAACAACCGCGCCCGTATTAATTCCGGTTGCATCTGCAACAACTACGGTAATAGACCCCGAAGCGTAAGCTGCCGTCGTAGCCGTTTTTTCTACAGAATTTGCTTTAGCCTCAAGAGTCGTTGCTCTTGACCATGTAGAAGTGTCTTTAGTCCAGTAGTAAATAGCGCCGTTGTTTTCAGCAAAAATCAGGTCGTTGCCGTAATTAAACTGCGACCAAAGACGAAGCGGTACACCTGCTGGAGTACTAGAACCCCAAGTACCAGAACCCCACGGAGGGCCGCCCCAACCAACCGAAGTCGTATAGACCGCAGTACCGGCATCAATGTCGTATTGCCCGATAACGAGAGAGCCACCGCCTGTAGCAGTTGACCCGGCGGGCGTTGGGCTTGCAATGACAAACGAGTTGGCGCTCGAAACCGAGATGACCTCGTACTCTCCGTTAATAGTCAAACTACCGACAGCGGTCGCGCCAGAGAAAGTAACAAACGTACCGAGTGATACGCCGTGTCCCGTCGATGTAATGTTGACGAGTTTACTTCCAGCAGTAGTACGGATTGGGTCGCTAGAAAGCGTCCCCGAGAAAGCAAGGGGGGTAATGTCGTGATAGACGCCGCCAAGCTCGACGTAGAATTTCTGATTGGTCCCTACGCTTAAAAGGTTAAGTCCTTCCAGAGTCGAGTAGTTCCACAGCGACCGGGCTACGCCGTTATAGGTATTAGCGTTATTAGTGATGTTGACCCAGCCGCCGATCTTTTGGGCGTAGCCACCACGGAACCGCACCTTGTCTACGACGAAAAACCCGCCCTCACCAGCGTAGTTAGTGGTTTCTCGATTGACGCCGGGCCTGAAATCAACTCTCTGAAGTGGCATTAGACAACCCCTGACAGGTACAACGCCCGTTCGTCGTTGCGCCTTTTTACCAATCCCGGCAGTACTTTACCACCAGCCTTCGTCCATTTCAGGAACTCGTCAGCCGCCTCTTCCAACTCACCTCGGTTGGTCTTCATCCGAAGGGAAGAGCGTTGGAGATTGCCAAGACCCACGTTGAAGGCAAAAGATACGAGAGCATCAAAGACTCCCTGACGGCCAACAGCAGCAGGGCAAAGTCGAACCACACCACGCTCAAACCGGCCAAGGTCTTGAGCAAGTATCCGATCCACCTCGTCCATCGTGAGAACCCGGTCCCAGCCTGCGGGTATCGGTAGATTCTTGCGCTCCTCATACTTCACCGTCGCATGAGTCGGGTCAATCACGTGACCCACGCCCACAGTCCACAAAAGCGCCGGACAGCGGTAAGGCTTAGTCCTCACCCCTTCGTGGTGCTTGATCATCTGAATGGCAGCGGGGCTGACTTTCACTTCTTGCCAAAAGCCTGTGTCCCAAACCAGAAGGCGATAATTGAAGACAGGATTAGCATCTCGTCATCCGAGAACACTTCTGCCATAGCAGCGGCAAACGGCACACCCGTGTTGTAGGCGTACCAGACTCCAGCGATATTGATGGCAACGAGTTCTAACACGAAGATATATGTCACAACCGGACGGACGCTGGCGCGGAGATTGATCATCCACTGCGAAGCACCCTTACCAATTTCCATGTCGTGCTGATACAGGGCTTGACGCTCTTCGCCCGCCGTCTGAGTCTGAATCTGCTCCAGCTTGATCTCTTCTACCCGTGCCTGAGCAATGAAGCCTCGTTCGGCCAGCGCCAACTCGCGCTCCTTCTGGGCAGCGACCAAGGCTAACTCATGCTTCTTGTCCTGCCGGTCTTGGAAGATTTGCAGGATCTTGGGAAGCCCACCCGCAAGGAAGGACAGAAACGTACTAATCATTGTCATCATGCGTCTATCCTCCGACCAAACTTCTGAAACCAAAGTTCGCAGTCTTCGGCGTATTTGGTTTTTACATAGCTAACAACTTTCTTAGCCATTTCTTTTTTGCCGTCATACGCGCCTTTGTTTTCCCAGCCTATCGGGAAATCATCTAACCCAAGACCCACAGTCGCTTTTCTTAACTCAGACTCATAATTGTCAAAGTCAAGAGCGGTTACTTCCAAGTCACTATTAAAATATCTAACTTGTGGAAACAGCAAACCCGCAAAATTAACGTCTTTATGGCGTTCGTAATAAACTTCTATAAAGTCTTTATAGTCGGCAATATCATTTCTTGAGAAAACTTTTATTAACTGCTGGGTGTATTTGTACTCTTTAAACATCAATATTCCACTGACAAACCGTTCAGCGGGATTTCGTAAAAAAGAGTAAACCTTGTACTCGCTTAAATTTGGCTCAAACTCAATAGCTCTTTCGGGCGTAGCATGTCTATCGTCAAAAACAACCGCATCTTTGCAATTCATCAAGAACTTCGCGGCCGTTGTTGACCCCGTTTTAGAGGGAAACAGAAAAGCTACTTTATGGCCTTTGAATAAAACCATATCTTAAGGCTGCCATATCTCTTCGGGTTGAACTGGATCAGTTAAAATCGCATCAGCACGAGGCTGAGTTAGCAAATTTTTGCTGACCATCATGTTAATTCCGTCAATAGTACGAGAGTCTTTTAGGTTAATTTTGCTTACCGCATAGAAACGATCTAGCCAACCTTGCACCTCAACGTCGGTTTTTGCCGCAGTCAAAATGCCTGTGTATTCAGCGTCCGAGAATCTATCAATCATAGCCAGCCGTGTAATCGGTGGGTATGGCACAACAGGATCTGGCTGAATCTCAGGGCCGACCAAAACCCACCTGCCGGGATAATATTGGTCTACAAACGCCTGATCAGAGATGATGTCGCGGGTTGAACCGTCAAGTTCAGTTACTGTGTAAATGTTGTTCATGATCCTAAAAACCCTATCATAGCGAAACCACCGCCACCGGCACCGCCAACGCCTATGCCGTTACCAACACCGTAGCCGAGAGAAACCCCGCCACCGGCGCCGCCGCCTCTACCGCCGTCACCACCAGACGCAGCGCCAGCGGTAGCGCCTGAATTAATAGCTCCGCCTCCGCCTCCAAACAAACCGGCTCTAGTTCTGCTATTGGAAGTTGAGCCTGATACAGCTGCTCCACCGGCACCAACATCGGGATATGGAAGAGCAACAGCGTTACTGGCGCTGACGGGGGTTTGACCAAACCCATTATGTTGTAAGCCAAAAACAGGAGCCGGACCGCCCCAAGGCTGAAGATTAGCACCAACGGCGAAATTGTTACCGCCCCCGCCGCCGTACTGGGCGACTGAGTAACCATCACCCGATCTATTACTACCGCCTTGTCTGCCGTCGCCACCTGTTCCCGCGCCCTGTTGGCCAGCCGCTGTGTAACCTGTGCCCCAAAACCCAACTGAACCGCCGCCTCTAGGAGTCGTAAAATAAGTGCTTATGGTAGCGGATTGAGAACCACCGCCAGTAAAGTTGTAATCACCGCCGTTAGCATTACCACCGACACTGGAATTGAGGTTAGCGGCACCAGCTGTAGCATTACCACCGGAGCCAGCGTTGCATGTGATACTGACGCCGCCACCAACTACAGTAGTAATGCTGCCACTATTTCCATTACCAGAGCTACCGGCATTGCCAGTACCTGCGGTGCCCCCTGCGCCTAACGTAATAACAATTGACGCACCAGAAGCAACAAAAGCGGTTTTAACAGCACATCCGCCAGCACCACCACCAATAGCGCCTAGTGCGTATAGGTTACCTAAATTTTGCGTGTCCCATCCTGCGCCACCACCACCGCCGCCAGCACCAACCACTAAGAACTGATACCACCCAGACTGACTAGGTACAAAAGTGGTGGAAGAGTTGAAAGCTCTGGTCCAAGCCGGTTGTGTTGGCGTATTGCCAGAAAATTGAGTGTACTGACTCATGCGAAGATCCATCCTTCAGTTGCGTCTGAGTATCTAAGTTGTACCGAAGCGTAAGTCGCATTAAGCGTCAGGTCCTCGGCAAGACCTTGAATGTTTTTACCATTACGCGCCACGACATTCGTGACCAAGCCGTTAGCAACCGTAACGTAAATCGTATCACTAATGGTAGGCGAGGCCGGAAGCGTAACCGTGGCGGTTGTTGCAGCAGTCAAAACGTAGTGGAAATTAACCGCCGCAGTGATCGCAGTAGATGCTGTGACTGTAACGGTAGGAAGACCGCCGCCACTCGCTGCAATTGTGATACTGCCCGCATTGTTAGTGACCGAAATTCCGTCACCTGCCGTCAATGTAGACAGAGCGTAACCAGTACCGTTACCGATCAGAAGTTGGCCGTTAGTCGGCGTGGTATCAAGTCCAGTACCGCCTTCCGCGATTTTCAGCGCGTTGGTTAACGTCAAACTTGTGGCAGAAAAGTTTGTACCAGTCAGCGTCGTGATGTTGGCGCTAGTGCTAGTTAGCGTCGTGATGTTGGCGCTAGTGCTAGTTAGCGTCGTGATATTAGCCGAGGTCGCCGTTAGCGTAGTCAGGTTAAGACTACTTCCAACACCCGCTGAATAACTCGTTGCCTCAACAATATCGGTACCGTTTGATACGAGAATAAACTTACTTCCCGCCGGAACCGAAACGCCCGTTTGACCAGAAACTTTTACCGTCACCGCACCAGAGGCGTTGTTAAAGATGAAGTAGAGTTTCTTGTTAGCAGGAACGATCAGGTTGGTACTGGCTCCACCGGTTCCTGTCAACTCAATGTACATATTACGGGCGACACCGGTCGCACCGTTCGGGATGGTGATGGTCGTGTCATTACCGGTAGATACGGCCTGAGTGACATAACCAGAAATGGCCTGCTCAAGCAGGGTTCCCAAGTTGGTATTAGTGGTGTCACCCCACGTACCTGCTCCTTCGCCTGTAGCGAGGAGTTCAAGGGCCAAATTTGTTGAAAATGTAGACGGCATTTTTAGTTACCTCACGCCGCGATTTGTGTCCAGTTCGCGTTCTGATCTGTATTAATCAAACTCCACACGTTCACTGCTGGCGATTGGGAACCAATATTACCCGTTGCAGATACGCCGGTCACAATGACTATTCTATCTATCCGTACCTGAACCGTCCCAACTTGTCCAGTCCCACTTACCCCAGCAACAGGGTAAATAGAATTTTGAGTCGCAACGCCAAGTTCGCTTGTACCTTCAAGTCCGGTTACAACCAGAACCTGATCTGTAACGAGCGACACCGTACCAACCGCGCCGGTTGCTGCAAGTCCAGTTACAACCAGAACTTGATCAGTAAAGACGGCTACATCGCCCAGTTCGCTAGTTGCTTCAAGGCCCGTTACGACCTGAGTGTGCCCAGCGATAACAATAAAGTTACCGATCTGGAACGTGCCTTCAACTCCCGTAACCGACAATATCTGTTCAGTGACAAGCGACACCGTACCAATCTGTCCAGACGCCGAAACGCCCGTGACCGGCACAATGAGTTCAAGGAAGACTGTGGCATCGCCTAGCTCCCCCGTACCCTCAACGCCATCTTCAATAACAATCGCATCAGCAACGACAACTTCATCGCTGAGTATCGCCTGAGCTTCTAGCCCTGTGACTAAGAGGATTTGCTCGGTAGAAACAAAGACCGTACCGAGTTCACCCGTAGCCTCAAGGCCCGTGACTACAATAACTTGATCTGTGACAAACGAAAGCGTCCCTACCTCACCGGTACCGGTGAAGCTTACAGATGCTGTACCCCATCCGCCTTCGCCCCATCCTGTAATGGAGTTCCAGCCTTCAAGGGTTACTACTACGTCCGTCACAGACGTAGCCTACTTAGGCGATTCGGAGGATCGCGGTCGAAGCAGCGGCAGCAGGGAACTGGATGGTGAAGTTACCAGCCGTGGAGGTCTTATCACCACCAAAGGCCAGAACCGCAACAGCCTTGTTGCTCTGCGTAGCGTTATAGATCAACGCGCCGTTCGCCGTAATCGTCGCGCTCGGGAAGGTCAAATCATCGAAGTCGATGAAAGCCGTCGTGCCAGACGAAGTGGGAACCTGCGAGATCGTCAACGTCAAACCGCCCGCCGGGTAGTTCGTGCCAGACGAGGAAACCTCATCTGTCGTGCTATACGCCGTTGTAGCAGCGCCCAACGTAGCCGACGAAGTGAACAGCGCCAGCTTAAACACATCCGCAGCAGCCGATGCACGGATTACGCCGGTACCAAAATTGTGAATGCCGTCAAGGATTTCAACCTTAAACGACGTTGCCATTGCCTGAGTAATAGCCATTAGAGGTCTCCAATTAATTGTGCGATTTCCGCATAGCCTTGTTGATCTAGTTTCTTACATATCATCTTGCGCTCGGCTTCTTGGGCTTCGCGTAGATATTTCACCAGCCAATAATGCAGTGCTTCCTTTGAATCAGCACTGAGTATGCGGTTTACCGCACGTTCTGCAATTTCTTCGACAGTATGCTCACGACGGTTAGTCGTTTGCACAAATACCTGCCCAACTTCTACGTTTCCACTAAACATCAAGTCACCGGAATCCTAACTTGTCCCGAACGATACGCATCCTGACGATCCAAACCATCGCCAAGACGTTTGAGGAGTGCTAATGACTCCTGATATTTCTGCTCGTAATAAGTCATCATGTCCTGCTCACCCTTCAAGTAGGTGTACGCTTCGCGCAATGACCCGTAGAGCAATACCGTCTCAAAGTTGTCTCCCAACCAAGAAGTCGAGTTATTTACGATTGACGGCGGATAGTAATAGTAGTGCAGTTCAGCCGTGTATGCTTGATCAGGAGTCGGCCCAAGAATCATAGTGGCGTCGTCCCAAATTGCGTAGTACTTAGGCTTACCCGTGCTGTTCGGGGGAGGATACGCCGCTCGGATGTAGTTCACATCCTTATTCAGCAGGTATTCGTACTCACCCGTAGTCGGGTCAATAACAGCTAACGAAAAGGTCGAAAGCCAGTCAGAAGGCAACTGGAAGTACGGAAACGTATTTGTCATCGTCCCCGTGACATTCTTTCGGATAGCAGGAATCTGAACGGAGTTGTAAATCCGCTCTTCAGCAAGCTGCACAAAATTCGGGATATTCGCCACGAAGGAGGTCTCCGTGGACTGACAGTAGTCCTGAATTGATTGTGAAAGCTGCGTGTAATTCATTAGCTCCAGCCTGCTCGTACTTTGCCGTTGTACTGCAAATTAATCTGCGAGACGAACTTTTTACCCTTGGTGGCAGCGCCAGCACCCTTCATTTCCATGTGGGTGACGCCCTTGTTCACATCCTTTTCAGGATAGCCATTCTCACCAGTCGGATCAGGGTTGTGCTTGATCTTGCCGGGATTCAATTCTTTCATGGTACTTACCTCGGACCCGAAGACTTACGCACCGGGCTGCGCTGGTTCATAACCTTCGCCATATTCCGACCGTACTTCTTCATTTCGCTGTTGGTCTTGCCACCAGCACGCATACCGTGAGCTTTACTCGCCGGAAGTGAAGCGTGCTTTCTCAAAGCTTTCATTGCATCACCATTCTTCATCACAATCTCCTAGGTCGTAACGACCGTCACCGTTCCTACTTCACCGAACGGCGCTAAATCATTAGGCGTCAGTCCGGCATCATCCGCTCTGGCCCCGCCCACGGGTGCCCAGCCCCATTGTATCTGACGACTGCCATTAGCACCGTCATTACCGACCGCAAAATAACTCGTGTCCGGTCTCGGGTTCCGTAATGCCTGCGGATCGTCCACAGGGTACAAACCGAGAGACAACTGGGGTTGGTCAGGCTCCCAGCACTCCGGACAGACCAAGATATTCACGTTCTTGGTCTTGATCACAATCGACTTCAACTGGCGCAGTTTGTATTGAAACCCGCACCGGTCGCACATCGCAATCGCGTTTTTGCCACTGGCAAACCTGTTTGGCATTAGTAGCCACCCAAGAAGCTCTCACGTGGGACAAACCGCACCGCCGCCTTTTCGCGGTCTTCACCTGCCGCCAAATCCCAAGCCTCGTCATACTGGGCTTTCAGAATCTGCGTACGCGCCTCAGCGCCGGGGATCTTCATCGACAGCATGTAGGCCAGCCCAGCAACCATGCAGGGCAAGAACCGGAACGGAATATCTTGCCCATTCACGCCTGTACCGGGGTCGAACATCCGTCGTAGCCGCGTGTAATACAACGTCCACGTGGTCGAGTTGTCAGGCTTCGGCCAAACCGTAAATTGCGGGTAGACCACCACATCGTCGGCCCCCGTCGCGCCAGTACGCCGGTTGATCCAAATCTGAATCGGGCGACCCGTCGCGTTCTTGTTCGGGATCGACACGTAGGTGCTGGACGAGATACGGCTGATGTTGATGTCTTGCTGATTCAATCCAGACCCAGTGCGGATCACGTGGTCTAACAAATCAACCGTATCTACCGGCAGGTCGTAGGTACCGACGTTATAAGTCAGTACATGGGTGCCTTGCTCCAATGTCCAAAGGTTGATGCCCCGGTTTGACCAGTCCATCAGGAGCAGGGCAAGACTACGCTTCGACGTACGGAAGTCATAACCCGTACGCAGTTCAGCACCGCAACGCTCGTAAGCCTCTTCGATGATCGTGTTGAGGTCGAGGTTGAAGTCTGTCGTAGCTGTAGTCTTGTCTACCATTACTTCCTCGCTGTCACTACGTCGTCACCCTTGGTGACGATGACATGATCGCCTTCCACATCGACCCGCATCGGCATTTCCTTCCGATCCAGTTTATCGAGTTTGGTGATGAGTTCCTTAATGACTGCAAACTCAGGCTTCTCTTCCTTCTCGTTTGCACCAGCAATACCGTTCAGCATCGAGATTAGCGCAGTCAACGACGCACCAAGCAGCCCCATCACGGCAGCAATTTTCTCAGAGTCCAGCACAAGACTAGATGCCACACCGATGACAACGATGATCGTAATGTACTTAAGGCCATCCTTGCCGATGGCTTTGCCAGCGACTTCCTTAGCAGACGACTTAGCCTCAAGCCGATTTAACTCGGCCTGAACCTGTGCCTTAAACATCTCGATGTCAGTTGTCTCAGCCACGCTTACTTACCTTTTTGACGATACGCACGGGTTTTTTGCGAGATGCCTTTGGGCTGAGCGACGAACTGCTTGCCTTGGGCTTTTCCTCGGCGCTTTGCTGCGGTAGTTCTGGCGTACTCAGCAGGGCTGAGAGCTTTAATCGCAGCTTCTGGAAGGTATCTTTCACCCGTGTCAGAAGATCGTTTACCACTCTTAGTTCTCCATTTTTGCTGAGTCCAAGCCTTCAATGACTGCTGCGGAGCCTTCATGACTTATACCCGCCGCCCTTCTCTTTGTAGCGTTTAGCCAACAACTGTGCCTTACGTGCCGACCACTGGCCTGCGGCAGTGCCCTGCGTTGCCGAAGCCTTGATGGATTCAAACAAGCTCTTCCGCATACCCGGCTTCGTATAGTTACCGGCTGGGTTGACCTTGCTCTTGACCTTACCGCCCTTGGCGTGGCGGATGGGACGATCAGTACCCTCAACAATCTCGTTATCCCCGCGCCGTTTGGCACGGGGGATTTTCTTCGGACTAATCGCGCCCATGCCTCGGGAGGCCATCATACGAACTTGCCTCGGGTCTTACCTTTCTTAGCGATGCCGTCACCACGGCAGCAAGAGTCCATCTTTCCGCCAGTACGTGCTGTACGTACGTTACGGGTAAAGTGCTTGATGGACTTTTCTCGGTTTTTTTCGTTGATTTCAGCCCGTTTCTTCTTGGCCTCGTAGTACTTCTTAACGAGATCCTTGCTCTCTGCAACACGGCGTTTCTGCTCGTTCTGCTTTTTACGCGCTTCAACTTGAGCCATCTCGTCAGCAAACTCTTCTTGAGCAGCGCCGGGACCGATGATGATCTCTTCAACCTCTCCGCCTTCATCGTACTTCTTAGCACGAGGCTTCGGAGCTTTAGGCATACGTG